GCCGCCAAGCGACCCGCGCGGGCCTCGCTTCGCTACGCGAAGGCTCCGCTCACCCCGCGCTACCGGCGGGAATTACACCAACTCTGGGGACACTGCTCGGGCCCATTCGTCCAACTGACCCCAGGCAAGTTTCGCAAGCGACCAATTCACACCGCCATCGGTAGACCGCCACACCCCCGCACCCTGCCAATCGCTGCCACCTCCGGCCCAAAGCGTGCCGGTCGCGGGATCACCGATCACATGGTTGATCGGCCAGAGATCGCAATGCGGCCCGGTCATCCGCCATACGCCGCGCTCGCCATCTCCGGTCAGGAGGAAAACGCCCTTGGTCGTCCCGATCAGGAGCTTTGGAATCATGTCCGGACCCTCGTTTTTGAGACCTCGATGAAGATTACCACAGATTCGGTTCAAAACCGCGTCGACACCGCGGATCACGCCTGCGAAAAACTGCAAACGGCTGGCATTTCATCGAAATCGCCCTTGCAGCCCCGCCCCAGTTGGCGTATCCCACCGGGACTTGGCGCGGGGTGGAGCAGCCCGGTAGCTCGTCAGGCTCATAACCTGAAGGCCGCAGGTTCAAATCCTGCCCCCGCAACCAAAAATTCCAAATAAATATCAAAGGCTTAGGCAGAAACAGGGCGCCCCGCCGGGCGCTTTTTGTGTTGCAACGCCGCGCAAAACCTTTCCGCGCGATTCCAAAGACTTACAGCCATTCCGATTCCTTCCGTGCAACACCCATGCGACACGGGAGCGGCAGGATGTTCGTGGTGCGTTCTGCGTGGAAGGTTGTGAGACGTTCGGGTGTTCCTGCCTGAAACACCCGAGTCCGATTGCGCGTAGAGGGTGCAGACGATGCCTGCAGGCAGATTAAGGTCATGCTGAAATTGTCAACAGGATTGCTGCCGCTCTCCCTAGACCTCGATTGCCTGCAGTTGCGCAAAGCAGGTCCCCAAGGCCAGCTTGCTGATGGCAGCATGGGCGCCAACGAGGTGTTGATCCTCCGGCAAGTTCCAGGTCGGGAACAGCCCGGCGACGGCAGCCATATGGTTCTCCAACTCGCTGATGACCATGGTGATGTTCCGCGTGCCGTTATACTCGTCGGCCGACCTCCGGAGATCGGCGCAAAGGGCTATGATGGCTGCATAGTTGCGCATCGCGTCAAGCTGGCTCGCCCCCTTTGTGACCGCGACCAACAGGGTGAGACCATCCAGCACGGCGCGAATGTCCCGCTCCATCATGCTGCGGCGGTCCCCACGCCATCGAGGCGAACCGCGACGCTGGTGATGCCATTCCCGGCCGCCTCGGTCGCCACGCCCACAGGGAAGCGCCCAGCGCCCGGCACGTTGATGTTCTTCGCCGTGTTGTCCCACGCCACCCGCGCGCCAACGGTCAGCACTGCTGTGGTAGCCTTGGGTAGTTTGTAGACACCAGTGGTGGCCAGTTCGAGGGGATCGCCCTCAGCAGCCGAATAAGCGGCAACGCCAAAAATGTTGCCAGCGATCAGCCCTTCACCCGAGGTGACGCCGCCAGTGGGTGCGGCCACGGTGATGATGTGGCCATTCTGAATGTAGTTTTGCATGGTCAGAGCCCTTTCGAGGATTGGATGCGGACCACGGCGATGCGGTCCGTGGTGCCAGTGATCTGGCGGTTGAGGTCGCCCAGCGCCGCCGCCATCTCGGTGTCGCTGGCATAGGTCACCCGCTTGCCGTCGTATTCGACGGTGCGGATGCCCTGATAGCGGGCGGCCATCAGGGCGTCGCGCCAGGCGGTCAGTTGCGCGAGGTCGGCCATCTTACGCCCCAGGGTTCTGGAACCAGCCGCGGTGGTCGATGAAGCCTGCGCCGAAGTCCAGGATCACCCGGATTTCTACGCCATCCACATCCCACCCCGACCGGCTTTCCACCTGCGGCCCTTCGTTGCCAGAGAGGTAGGCGAACTCGAGGCCGTCGATCTCGCCGGGATCAGCCGTCACATACCAGCGAGTGCCGCTGGTCAGGCGCGGTTCGACCACCAGCGACATCGCGCCCGAGAAGGGGTTCACATCGGCAGCGGTGGCAGGCGCGATGGTCGCCAGCCACTTCTCGGCCACCGTCTCCAGCGCGGGCGGCACTAGCAGGTTCTTGGGCGTGACGCGGATCACGCGGCCCTCGATGCCTTTCTGTGTGCGTAGGGCCAGCCGGGCGGCCGACAGGGTGGTGTCGGAGATCACCGCGCCACTTGCTGCCTTGTTGCCGTGATCGGCATGGAACAGCGCCTTGCTGTCCGAGAGCGTAGGGCCGTTGCCGTTGTTGGCCTCGAGCAGGGTGACGAGGATCCGCGCCTCGGTCTCGGCCGCCCCTTGGCCCATGCGGCGGGCGAGGTCCGCGAAAGCACCGAGGTCGTCGTTCACCAGAACCTGCCGGGTGATGCCGATCTTCTTGGCCCAGGTCTCGATCTTGTAGGCCTCGCGGGCCTCGGCCATCGTCCCGGCCTTGATCTCGCCGTGCTCGTTCAGCTTCTCCAGCAGCGGCGCCTCGCCCAGCATGATCTTGTTCACCGCCCGGAAATCCCGTGCCGAAGTCTGGCGGCCGAGGCGGCGGATCCCAGAGGGTGCCGCCTGATAGGCATCGCGCAGGACGCGGCCCACGGTGTTGCCGAGGATGATCGGGAAATCCGAGGTGGTGTGCAGGGCGCGGGTGACCAGACTCGCTGGCGACAGCGCCATGGTGGACTCGCCGCGCAGCGTCAGCAGTTCCTTGGCCATGTCCACTGGCGTGGCATAGGCATAGCGGCGGGCGGGTTCGGACAGCTCATGGCGCGGGTTGATCCGAGCATAGAGGGCCTCGCCCATCTGGCGGGCACGCACGGCCGGGTCGTCCTGGCTGTCGCCCACCTCGACACGGACTTGTTCGGTGCGGATCGAGCGCGCGCTTCGTGCCGCCAGCGCCTCGAAGGCCGCGCGCCGGGCCGTGTCGGCATCTGCGGCAGCGTCAACCTGGCCATCAATCCACGCTTGGTCCAGCCCGGCGATGCGGGCGATGGAGCGGATCTCGGTGTTGATCGCGGCGCGGGTCCGCGCCTCGGGCGGGGCGGGGGTGATGGTGGTATCGGTCATATGTGTCTCCATGCGGATGTGGGCGCCGGGGTCGGCGGGCGTCGGTACCAAGGAAATCTCGTGCGGCGTCCAGCGCACCGCGGTCAGCACGCGCGCGCCGTTCTCGGTGCTCTCGGCCCATTCCTCGACCGAATAGCCGACGGAGACATGCCGCAGGATCCCGGACAGGACGTCCTGCCAGAGCGGTTCCACCTCTGGCCGTGACGAAAACCGGATCAGCGCCGTGCCGCGCTGGCCATCGACATAGGCCGATTGTACACTGCCAAGCACATCGCGGACGGCGGATTGCCGATGGGCATCCAGAACGCTGGCCCCTTGCAAGCGCGACAAGTCCACCGCCTCGGGATCCAAGCTGAGACGTTCGACATAGGGGCCAGCCATGTCACGGCGGCGCACTGGCGCGCCTGTTGACCAGATCACCTCGACAGTGCGGGCATCGCGGTCGGCGCTGGCCGGGGCAAGATCAACGCGGCGGGTCAGCAGGGGGATGGTATCAGTCATCGGCGGTATCCTCCTTGGCTGCGGACGGCGCACCGAAGTTCAGGCCCAGCGCATCCGATCGCGCCTTGTCGGCGGCAATCTCGGCATCGACCTGTTCGGCGTCGTAGCCCCGTTCCGAAATCGCCTGCGTCCTGCTCTTCAGCCCGGCGTTGATGGCGAGGATCTCCGCCTCGACGTCTTTCTTGGGATCGACGTAGTCGAACTTTGGCGGGAGCCATTCGCAGGCCAGATAAGCGGCAGGATCGCGGTCGAAATCCCGCGCAGGCAGATCACCCGACAGCACCGCCAGCCGCACGAAGCGTTCCCAGACAGGGCGACAGAACAGATGTACGACCACGTTGTGCTGCAACTGCTCGACGCGGCGACGAAACTCGATCAGCCCGGCGCGGATCGAGGAATAGGTGACGCCCTCCAGATCGCCCGAAACCAGCTCGTAGGGCAGGCCCATCCCGGCCGCGACGGCCCGAAGGTGGTTCTTCACGAAGGGTGCATAGGCGTCACTCTCGGTCGGGTTGGAAAAGCGGATGTCGGTGCCGGGCGGAAGGGGGATCAGGCTGCCGGGTTCCATGCCGACCGTCAGCGCGCCGTTGGTGTTGGTGCCGGTCAAGCCGCCCGCAGAACCATCCGGATCGGTGATGAAGCCGGTGAACAGCGCCGCGACCTTGGCCTTCACCAGCGCCGCATCCTCGAACTGGTCCAACTCGTGCAGGCGCAACAGCACCGGGGCCAGCCAGGTGATCCCGCGCAATTGGCCAGCGGCGAGCGGCTTGAAAAGATGCAGGCAATCGGTAGCGGGCAAGCGCAGCGGTTCCAGCCGCAGGGATGTCAGCGGATCGCCGGGACGGTCGCGCATCACCCAATAGGCGGTGCGCTGCCCAGCGCCGTTGAACTCGATCCCCGCCCGGATGCGCGCGCCACCACCGATGTCGCGGTGCAGGTCCAGCGGCACCTGATCCCGCTCCAGCAGGTCGATGTGCAGGGGAACAGACATGGCATCAGGCACCACACGCAGCCGCGCGAAACTCTCGCCGCCCTCAACCATCGCCCGCACGGCCATCGCCTGCAGCCCGTAGAAATCAGCAAGCCCACCGGGATCGGCGTGATCGGTCCAGCGCAGCCACAGCACCTGAAGCCGTTCACGAACCGCCCGGTCGGGATGGGTGGACTGCGGCTTGATCCCCGCGCCGACGACATTGCCGACCAGGCTGTCCACCGCCGCCGCGACCCACGGGTTGTTGCGCGCATACCACCCGGCACGTCGCGCCGCCGTGGTCGCACCTGCCAAGATCGCCGTGTTCAGCCCGTCAACCGCCCGCGCCCCTTCCCAACGACGACCACCACCCGCAGCGTCAAAGCCGCGCGTGCGCGTGAACCCGAAAAGGCGATGAAGGAGCGTCCGCATGGCGCGGATTGTCTCATTTTCAGCGCCTACGGGGTATCAGAGCGGTTGGGAACAGTCGGGAAAGCCTTGAAACGAAGGCGCCCAGTGCTGGATCGAACATCGGACTAGTCTGCGAAAACACTGCTCCTGTGAGTCGGGGATGTTGTTGCCGATGCCGTTCTGCTAGAAGCAGCCATGATCTCAAGCCATTGGCGGCTGGGGGTGATTTTGGGGACGTGCCGTTGAACAAGAAGACCTTCAACATTCATGGTGATAACATTGTGGAATGTGTTCGCGCGTTTGACTACATCGTCAGCGGTCTTGGCGATCTAGTTCACGAAGTTGTCGGCCCCAGCGTATCAGTGACATGTCCCGTCTATACGGTAATGCTGGAAGGCCAAGATTTGGTTTTTCAGTTTCTACCAGGCTACGGTGATCGCCGCTGGAATCAGGACGTTCTTGCTTTTGTCAAAAGATCTGGTGGGAGGTTGCGCGAAGCAGCCGACGCCATCGTGACGCTTATTCAAAACGGGGAAGAGCAGCCCGTCGCCGCTATTGAGTTCTGTGGCGCGCTGCCAGCGGGCAACCAAGCATGGCAGCGCCAGGGTCGAGCGTTTTCTTTTGCTCATGCCGAGGTGCCATATTTCTACGTCGCAGAACTGGGCGGTTTCGAGTTAGACTCAGATCGTGGTCGGAAAGCGGAACGGATGCCAAATCCGGCAATCCCGTTCAGCTTTTTCGCAATGACCCAATATCATGGTTCCGTATGTCTGCCAGTCTACGAGGCCAACGCCGGAGCCGCTGTGGACACCATTCAACGGTTTGGCCCGATCTTCGGCAAAGAAGACTTCCTCGAGTTTTTGAAACTTGCAGTACTTGGCCATCCGACTGAGCAAGCAGCAGCGCGTCTTGGCAAAAAATGCGTCGCACTTGTGAAACTTCTGGCCGATTCGAAAAAGCGCAATGATGGGCTCACTGGCGGCCAGTGGGAACGCGCATATGATGCGGTGATGGCAGGCGAGAGTCTGCCGGATTTCCTCAGCCGTAACGCGCGACTGACGTGGAAAAAGACGGCGTACATAGATGGCCTCACAGACACGGCCAAGAAATTCATGGCGCTTGGCGGAAAGGCAGGCTTCGGCCTTACCTCGACTGCGCTGCCGCTGTCGTTCGTACCAAAGGAACGCAGAGTCGCGTTTAGCGATGCAGCCAAAGCTCTTTACCCGGATATGAGCGATGGTTTTAAGGCATGGTTGGCCAATAGCGATCGTCATCTCACGATCTCATGGGTGATGGGTTTCAAGCCTCGCGGCGATGATGCTCGACCTGATCGAGGACTTCCACCGCTGGCGCGGATGCTTATAGGCGACGAAGCTGACTTGATGACTTTCGTCTATGGTCCTGCACCCCGTACACACTGGAATGAGCTCGCAAGCAATCCAGTGGCGCTCGCGGGGCGAAATGGACTGTGGGAGGCCGTATTGGGTGTGAGTGATGCGGTGCTTGTCGACAGCGCAACCAAACCGGCGGCGCTGTCGCGCGGTTACTTGAAGGATGCTTGGGCTGCGGTTCTCAAGGAAGAAGATATCCCACTGATGGTCGAAGCTCGGGTACGAAGCTTTGGGGAACAAGACGTCGACACCGCTTTGCATGTCGCTTTTGAATCACTCGGCACGGAGGTTGTTTTCGAAGGCATGTGCAACCCGCCAGGTGGTGATTGGTCCGGCATATCGTTTCGATGGGATAGCGCGGAGTCTGAGCTTCGCTGGCTGACCTTGCCGCGCGTATCTGCCGAGGGTGCGAAGCGGCCTGATCATGTCTTTGCTGTCTTCGGACACAACGACCGTCCAGTATGCCTGTGCATAGAGTCAAAAGAGTTGGCGCGTTCCCTTGATGCAAACATTGGCCCACGATTGAAACGCTACACTGAAGCACTTTTTGAAACCGCCCCAAGCATCAGTCGGCGCGAAAAGATTGCGCCGTGGGCAATCTATAATGACCAATGGGAATGTCGCGATATGCAGTATGTGTCGGTTGGCGCCTACTTGGCTTCGGCGCACAGTCCGTTTTCAGGGGTTCCAGACGGAACCAACCTTGACATTCAGATTGGCGTTGAGTTCGCGCAGGACGGCAAGATGTGTACTCTTCATATGCGGGGCGACACAGCCGCAGGTACAGCTCTTGTCGGCTATCTTACTGCTTTGCCTAATTGGGGCCAGTTCGTGACGATTAGCAGGCTGCTGAAAAACTCATTCGGCGCCTGTGTTGATGGTTATTTTCGCGCCATTGGGGACCATTTTGTCGGTTGGTATCGCCAGCTCTTTT